CCGTGCCGTCCTTGGTCTGGAGCCGGGCGAACTCGCCGCCGGGGCGCAGCGCCATCTTGTGCGCGGCGAGCAGCGCGATCGCGTCGTTGGCCTGCTCGGCGAACATCGCCGAGTTGACCGAGCGCGCAGCGACGCCCAGCTCATACTCGACCACCGGCTGAGGCGCGCTGGCGAACTCAGGGAAGTCGATGATGAACTGGGCGTAGGTGACGGCCACGGCTTAGGTCCTGACGGGCGTCAGCCGTCGCCAGGGGCCGAGCCCTCGCCGCCTTCGCTGGCCCCTGCGCCGCTGTCGCTCTCGTCGCCCTGACCGCCGCCCTCGCCGCTGGCGGCCGTAAGTTCGTCGAGACGTCGCTCGATGGCGGAGCGCACCGTGCTGCGCTTCTCGTCGTCGAGGATGCCGAGCAGCATTTCGGCGTCCTCCACCGACGCGACCATGGCGATCGCTTCCTTGGCGTTCAGGCTGCGCAGTGGGGAGTCGCTCTCCTCGTCGCCGCCGAGGTCCGCGCCGAGGCTCTCGGGCGGGGGCTTCTGCACGCTGATCCAGCTGAGCTCGTGCCAGGTCCTGGCGGCCTCGCTCTTGCGGAGCGCCTCGACCTTTGCCGCGCCCAGGTCGTTCTTGCCCGGGCGTAGCAGCACGCCGTTCTCGGTCTTCAGCGAGTGCTTGCGCTTGTTGATGATGGTCCGAGTCATGGAGTCTCTCGTCGCGGTTTGAGGTCAGCAGAACAGAGCGATCAGGCCAGCGCCTCAGTTGGCGCCGTCCATGAAGACCACGCCCTTTGGGCGGTAGATGTGCGTGCCGCCGGTCAGCGCCCAGCAGTTGATGATGAAGGCCAGCGACTTGGCCTGCGGAGGCAGCTGATTGAAGGGCATCACGGCCTTCTCGACCAGGATGCGCGGGTCACGGAAGTAGGCGACGATGCGCCCGCCGGTGCCCGCTGCGTTGGCGTTGTCCAACCTCCACCAGCCTTCGATGCTGACGCCGGGATTGTTCTGCCGGAACCACTCCAGGATGGTCCGGTCGCTGCCGCCGCTGGCGCTGAACGGCGTGGTGTTGATGAGTTCGAAGAGCGCCGTCGGAAGCAGGTAGGCGTTGGGCCGGTAGAGCTGCTCGGTGTCGACGATCATGTGGTTCCGCATTTCCGAGATGTCCGCGATCACCGCCGCAGCACCACCGGTGCCATTGATCTTGTCGGCCCACGTGACGTCACCGCCGACCGTCGCGGCGGTCAGGATGTCCACCGCGTCGTTGTTGATGAAGCCCTTGATGCCCACGCTCGGCTCGCCAAGGCAGGCGACCTCGTCGAGCGACTGTTCGATGGAGTCGCGCGCGGTCTGGGCGCGCAGCGTGTCGATCGGCTGACCGCTGAAGGCTGCGTGCTGCAGGTCGCGCAGGGAGTACTTGTAGTGGTTGCCGTAGCCCTTGATCGGGATCGGGTACTCCTTGAGGATCACGTCGACGTTCGGGAGGTCGTTCGCGTAGTCGGTGATGAGCGCGGCCGCTCGGACCTGATCCATCACCCGGTACAGGATCGACTCGGCGCCAACGGGCGTCGAGGTGTCCTGCGGGATGTAGCGCGTGTGGCGCAGCTCCGGGTACTCGACCTCGTACAGCTGCGCCTCCATGTGCCGCAGCTGCCGCTCGAGAAGCGCCGTCTCGTTGGCGTCGAGGTTCATCCCGTTGGCGACCGCGCCCAGTTGCAGCCTCTGCGCCGGCGAGAGCGTCGAGAAATCGATGTCGAAGAAGTTCATCTGTGTTCCTGTGAGCTTGATTGGATCTGGTCAGAAGCGTGCTAGTCGTGGCCCCGTCAGGATCAGGTCTGCGGGATGAACTCGGCGAGGACGGTGCCGGCGGCGGTCCAGTCCTCCATCGCGCGAAGACCCGGTACCGCGACGGCGGACGCGGAGTCGGCGTCCTCGCGGAACGCGCCGAGCTGGGTGCCGCCAGCGCCGGAGGCGTGGCGCATGAAGAGGTTCTTGCCCTCGGTGCCGGCGCCGGCCGCGGGCGCTTCGACGACCACGTAGATGTGGCCGACGCGCAGGATGTTGGGCATCGACTGGTGCGGCCAGCCGTTGACGTTCGGCTCGCGCATCACGTTCTGCGCTGCGACGCCGAGGAACAAGCCCCCGGTCACGTCGGTGGCCAGGCGCGGCAGTCGGCACTTGCGCGGCCCGCCCGACGGCGCGCGGTCGTCGCGCACCAGGCCGAGGCCGAAGGGCACTTCCTGGCCGTGCGCCACCAGCTGCGTCTTCGAGAACGTGCCCGACACCGCCGACAGCGCGATTGTGAAGTCGTCGGCCGCGTCGTCGCCGGGCGCCTCGATGAGCAGCTTGTCGGTGCTCACCTGCTCGGTCACGATGCCGGCGGCGACCAGGTCGTTGTAGATCTCGTCGCGCAGCTGGGTCGCGGTGTTGGTCCCCGTCGAGGTGTAGTTGGCCACCTCAACCCCGTCGATAGTGACGGTGTAGAGCTCGGCGCCGCCGTCGTCACCGAAGGTGATCTCCTCGAGCTGCCGCGTCGACAGCGGACGCGAAACGTACTGGGGCGGGCCAAACGCGTTGGCGACCATGCCCGCGGCGCGGGACGCGGGCTTCGTGGCGTAGGTGGTCTGTACGGGCATCGTTGAATCTCAGCTGGCTGGCGGTTGACGGTTTGAGTGAGTCGTCTGGCAGTGAAGTGGGTTGCGCCTCAGTTGGGCTGGCCCTTCCAGGCGTTCGAGCGCTTCTCGATCATCGCGTTGCGGGCGGCCACCGGGTCGGGACCGTTGCCAGCGTCCTGGCGCACCTTCGGGCTGGTGCCGCCGAGCGCGGCCTCACGGGCCTTTGCGCTGGCGTCGGGCGCCTTGAAATTCTCCATCGCCACGTCGAAGCGGACGCGCACGTAGGTGTCGTCCTCGCCGTCGAGCTTCAGCTCGGTGCCGCCGGCCTTCTGCGCGATGGCGGCGAGCACCATCTCGCGGACCTTGCGGTCGCTCTTGCCGTCCAGGTTGACGGGGCGACCGTCGGGGTCGTTGCCCAGGACCGAGTGCGCCTGGTCCTCGAGCTTGCTGCGCGCGGCGAGTTCTCCGCGCAGCTGGCCGGGCAACTCCTCGAGCAGCATCTCGGCGGCGCCGAGCTGCTCGGTCAGTCCGTCCAGCCGCGCCTTGCTCTCGCTGCCGGCGTCGGTGAGCGCCTTGATCTTCGAGTCGCGCTCGTCGATCGCCTTGTTGATGATCTCGGCCGCCTGCTTGGGCACCGAGACCGTGAGGCCGTCCAGGCGGATTTCGATCATTTCCATCGTCGTGCTCTCTTGCTTGGGTTCGGGGGTGACACCGCCGTCGAGCTTTTGGAGCTCGTCGGGGATGAGCTTGATGAGTTCGTCGAGGTCGACCTCGAGCGCCTTGGCGAGCGCCTTGAGCTGCGCGTCGCTCGGCCGGTCGGTCCAGCCGTCGAGGATCGCTTCGAGGATGTACGTGCGGTTGGGGCGCGGCCCGCTGCGCAGTAGCGGCTGATCCTCGGGCTGCTTGGGCGCGAGGATTCCGGTCTCCGCGGCCAGGTCCGCGAGCGACTTATTGAGCTGACGCATCCGCGAGCTGAGGAAGTCGCCGAGCGCCGTGCCGTCCAGGCGCAGGACGCCCAGGTCTGCATCGTCGTCGGCGCCGTCGAGTCGCAGCGCAACTTCGCTGCCCTGCCGGCCCCATCCCCGGGGGCCGATGCCCACCGAGTTGTAGACGATGCTGCGCTGCACCACGTCGTAGGGCTGGCCCTCGGCCACATCGGGCCCGTAGTCGCCGGTGGCGGCGTTGAACTTGCCCGGCGTCTCGTCGAGCTTCAGGCAGATGTAGCCGGGCGACAGCTCTCGGCGCTCGCCGCCCTGGATCAGCCCGATCATCTTCTCGTCGTGGACGATGAGGGTGCCCCGCAGGTGGTTGCCGTCCTGCCGCACGCCGTCGCTGACGTAGCCGACCGCCCAGTCCTTCCAGTTCTTGGTGGTGATCCAGGCCTTGTCGCGGGGCGGGTGCAGGTCGGTCGCGAAGGCGCCCGAATACGTCGCCACCGAGTCGGCCCTGAACACTTCGTCGGGCGGCCGCAGCTCGCGCACCACCTGGCCGCCGCGGCGGTACTCGAGGACGCCGACCCGGCCGAGCGTGGCCGGGATCCGGAGCGCGCCGGAGGGCAGCACCTCGACCTGGCCGATCTGGGCAAAGTCGAATCGCTGGTGACCTTCCTGCGCCGACGGCGTCATGCCGTCACCGTAGGCAGGCGTAAACTGACCCCGGCTGGGTCGGCCGCTAGACGGTCACGTCGAAGTCGACGCTGATGTCGACCAGCCGGCCGCGGGCGCTGGCCTTGATGCTTGGCTGAACGGGCGGCAAGCGGTCGTAGAGCTCAGCGAGCACTTGCCGCTTCACCTCGTCGCTGTCGGAGAAGTTCAGGGGGGCAGCGCCGAGGAAATCGCCCAGCCGGTCGCGTACCGCGTGGCTGATCTCCATCGCCAACTTCCGCGCGATTTCCTCCGCGCTTGGCTGGGCAACGCGCACGTGGCCGGTCACAAGAGCGGATGGCCCCGGCGGCATCGCGCCCCACTTCGGCGGCGAGCCATCGAGTGCGCCGTGCCCCGGCCGCACGCGCTCGTCGTCGATGCCGGTGGCCATCCACCTCACGCCATCTGGCGAGGCCACGATGCGCCCGTCGTCTCCCACCACCGCGTACCAGTCGAGGTCGCTTGGCCCCTTCACCGGCGCCCCGCGCGGCACCTGCCAGAAGCGGCGTACCGGGGCGGGGGCTGCGAGCGACACCAGGCCAGCGGCAGCGCCGGCCCCGAGGCTGGTGAGGAAGCGGCGGCGGCTCAGCTGCATGAAGCGACTATTGACCGCGTATGACGCTCAGTCAACGACGCGCAGCAACGCGGCGCGGCTTGGCGCCACGTGTTCGACCCGGAGCCGAGATTGCGAGCGCCGGAATCACACGGCTTGCTTGCGGGTCGTACTCGACAAGCACAACCCTTTCGCTCGACTCGCCGAGTTCACGCTGCAGGAGTTCCTCGACCTCTCGCGGGTCAAGGCCGCCTCCGCTCCCCTTCGGACCAGCTCCGACGGTGCTCATCGCGATTGGTGCCCCAGCTGTCGCAATCACTCCCAGCTGGCGCGCGCGGTCCGCGATCAGATCGAGGCTCGCATTCTGTGCCCAGCCGCGCTCGGGATCCTCCGGGCGAAACGGCTTGACCGGGAAGAAGACCAGCCGCAAGTCCTCGCGCTCAAGCACCGGCGTTTCGGCTCCGCGCTCCGCACACTGGCGGCCGTACCAATCGGGCAGCCCCGGGTAGCGGCGCGCTGCCTGCCACGCGATGCCCGCCCCCATGTTGTTCCTGAACGTCTTCGGGCAGTACCCGATGTTTGTGCTGACGACGATCCGGTAGCCGGCATCGTGCCAATCCCATAAGTCCCCACGGTCTCTCTGCATCACCACTCCCTTCGCATCGCCTCGAGCATCTCGGCCTCGGTCTCGAAGTCCGGCTTCCCGACGGTGTGCTCCCGCACCCGCTCGCGATAGCGCTCGAGCGTCATCTTCTCGATCGTCCAGAGCTCCCCGCTGGTGGTCTCTGCCACGAAGCGCTCGGGCGTGTCTTCGACCACGCGGGCGAGCTCCCGGATTCGCACATGCCCGCCCTCGTGCCACTCCAGTACCTGCGTCTGCGTCTCGTCGTCCGCCATGTACCGCGGACGCAAACCAGCCAGGGCCGCCCCATTGGGCGCGTCGATCACCACCGCCTCGGGCCAATCAAACATCAGTAGGAGCCCGACTGTATGAAGTCCGATACCGGGATCCCGTTGACCTGCTCGACCCCGGCATCATCGAGCATCTGCAGCACGCGGGCTCGCGCACCGCTCGGCACCTGAATGCGGCGCACTGAGCTGACCGGAATGCTGTGTCGGAACATTATTTCGTTGCTACTGGATAGCGAGCGGGAACTGCCCCCCGCGAGATCGATCATACCACGTAGAGTCTCGCGGCGCCGCACGTGGTCCGGCCCCGTTCGGCCGAACTCATCGCTGTTGAACATGTAGGCGTCCAGGCGCCCCAGCTCGCCCGGGTCGATTTCAAACTGCACGCCAGCGCTGGCTTCAGGCGCGCCACGCCGCATCCTGGTGAAAACGCTGTCGGCCCCTCCTGTCTCGAAGTCCGTTGAAGTGGACATGCCGCGGAAGAATAGGCCCCGGTTGTAGCGCTCTCGGCTAGACAGGAGCGCATTCTGGCCGTCCTTGACCAGGACCTGTTCCAGCAGCTCCACCGCGTCGGCGCTGCTGTGATGCACCAGATGGGTCGCGCCGCTGTCCTTGAGCTGCTGAGCCAGCTTGGGACTGTAGGGCGCCACCTTGCCCGGAGACACCTCGCGCAGCTGCACGTCCTCCAGCAGCTCCCGCAGCTCGGGGGTGGCGTGCCGTTCCCACAGTTCGTTCACCTTCAGCGGGCCCCGGGACCTCAGCGCCGCGAGATCCTCGCGCGCGCCCTCTGTGACCGACATCAGCTTCGCCTTCTTCCATGTGTCGATCGCCCGTTTGTTAGGCCCTTTCGTGACGTCCACACCCAGCTTTTGCATCACGCGAGCGAAGTGGCGATAGCCCTCCTGAAGGTCGTCCGGCATCGGCAGCCGCACCTCGACAGCGTTGTGCATGGCAGAGACCTGACTTCCTCGCGCAACCCCCCGTTGAAACTCGACGAGCGCGCCCTCCACATCCACGGCGCGCAGTCCCTGGTGCGAGCCCGGCGCGTCCTGAAGCTTCGACAGGTCCTTCACCAGCCGTTCACTGCCGAGCGAATCGAGGCCGGAGAACTGGAAGGCGGCAGGGCGCCCGCCTGCAGTCTCCATCGCCTTCCGAAAGGATGCGCCCTTGTGTTCGTTGACCTTGAACCTCGCGACGAACTCGGGCCGACCGTCCACGATTTCTTGCTGAATCTGGATATTGAAGTCCTCGATCCACTCTCCATCGCCCGCAACGGCGGTACCGCTTCGCCCATCCCGGAACCGCTTCGCAAGATCCTTCGCCGGATCGGCGCCGACCTTCACGTCGCGCCGCCCCTTCCATTTGCCGCTCCAGCCAATGGCCTTGGGCGCGGGCGTGAATGCCGCCGCCCCCGCAGACTTCGCGGGCGCCAGCTTGGAGGCCTTGATCGCTTCCGAGACATCGATCGCGTAGGAGACGGCGAAGGACTTTCCCTCGTCGGTCCCCTGCCACGTCAGCTTGTCCCACCCCTTCGCCTTCAGGTCCGCCGGCGGGTCGACCACCCATTCGTCGCCGATCCGCTTGATGAACGCGAACTTGGTCTGTCCATCCGCGCTGTAGACGTCGTGCCACTGGAATCCGCTGCCGTCGACCACCTGGAAGGAAAACTGCTGTAGCGGAGCCGGCTCGATGGGCGGATAAGGCTTGTCCCACTTCGGCTTCGGAGGTGCGAGCTCGAACCCAAGCTTGGTTAGGATCTTTTTGGCGTCCTTGCCCTTCGATTTCGGCAGGTTCTTCAGGTACTTCGGTGACAGCCCCTTCCCGCCTTTGATGATCAGATTGTAGAGCTGCGCGAATGCCTCCGGCTCCTTCTGCGCAATGCCAAGGAGCGCCTTCAACGCGACCTCCGGGTCGGCACCGTGCGTAGCGAGCGCCTCGAACGCTGTTTTGTGCGATGCCGCCGCGGCTTCGACAGCGGCCTGCTTTTCTGCTGCAGCCTTCACCTTCTTCTGCGCATCGAGTTCGGCCTTGTAGGCTGCGGCCTTGGCCTGCGCCGTAGCGACCTTGTCGAGCGCCGCCTGCTTGGCCTCCGCCTGCACGACCACCGCGGCCCGGGCCTTCTCAAGCGCGGCCGCGTCCGCTGCCGCCTGCGCCTGCTTGGCAGCTTCGATGACCCGCGCTTGCTGCAGTTTCGCCGCGGCCTGCACCGACAGGGGAGCCGGTGATGGTGTCGTTGCGGGCGGCGCTTTCGGCGACGCTGCGGACGGGACGGGTGCCGCCGGCGCAGTCTTCGCCGGTCGTTTGACGGGCTTCGGAGCGGGCCGGGAGGGTCGGCTCGGCGGCACGATTCCCAGCTGCTCGAGCAGGTCGTCGACCACCGGAATCGCCTCGCATCGGCAGCGAAAGTCGCCGCCTGGGTGCTCCCTTCGTCCCGTCTTCGCGTCCACCACCGGCGGCCGGCTCCAGCTGTGGACGGTCCCTTCGAGTTCGCGGTGACGACGGCGGACACGCTCGTCGCGGCTGGTGCTCCATCGGTACTTCTCGATGCCGACCTGCTGCTGTCGCGAGCGCGTGAGCTGCCCGTTGAGCTTGCTCACCTGGTCGGTGGCGATGAGCTCTGCGCGCTTCCTCGACAGGCCGAAGCTCTGCTGGATCTCCTTGCGCACGGTCTCGACGCGAGTGCCGTTTCGCAGCGCTCGCATCACGATTCCCTCGACCCGTCCGAGCTGCTCTGAGCCGATGCTCTTGATCAGCGCGACGTTTTCCGCGACGAAACCGTCGACGTAGGAGGACAGGTTCGCGTCGGCAACGAAGGGGTCGATGCCGATCGCAATCTTCATCTGCTTGCTGAACTCGGAGCGGTTGAAGGTCGACACGTCCCGGGCGATGCGCTCGGAAAGCGTCATCAGCGGCTTGTCCGACAGGATGCCGTCGACGTCGGAGCGCAGCTCCAGCATGAGTCCGCGCGCGCCATCGTCCGGGGGAGCGTCGAGCCTCAGCTCGGCTGGAAGCAGGGCGAACAGCTCCGGCAGCTTGTCGACGACCGCCGCCTTGGTCGCCCGCTGGATGTCCGCGACGATGCCGCGCAGAGCCACCAGGTAGCGCATCCGGATAGCGCGAGGCTCACGCTGGGGCGCGATGTTGGCCTGCGGCCTCACCCGCCGCCCAGCCGC